AGAATACAATTATTAAAGTGTTTCTTTTTCATGCTGCCCAAGTATCTGCCAGTTGAACCGCAATGCGGACATTTGACATCGGGAGCATTTTTAATTGTTGTTGCTGATTTTGCTCGAGACTCTTTTGTAATGACTTGTTTGGACCGTGCGTGTCTAATTTTTTCTTTAATTTCATCGGTCATTATTTGTTGTTTTGCTTTTTCGCTTTGTAGTCGTCTGCGTTCTGGGTTGGTCGCCCATTGATTTTTTGTTCTCTCAGCCTGCGCTTTTCGATATTCTGGATTTTTGCCTCTCTCAATTGCAGCTGATCTCAATTTAGCACGCACCTCATCATTTAAATTGAACATTAAATTATTTTTATTATTATAGATAGCATCTGATGTGATATCAACACTATCTAGCAATTGCGATTCAAATAATTGACATTCTGGCATTGTGCCTTTGAATAAGATTTCTCGCTTCCACTTGTAATCAGGATTTTTAAAGTCTTTCCAGAATTTCTCAGAAGCCGACGAACAAATATATCCATCATCTTCAGATCCTTTGTGCCAGCCTATGTATATTTTGCCGAGAGTAGTATTAGTCCAACGATAAACAAAAGAGTCCATATTTTTATTTATCGTGCCAACATCCTAACATTTACTTTAGACCCATAGATTGCCTAATTTTTGTAGCGGAGATTGAATGTATTTCGTCTGTGAATGTTTCTTGTGTGATTTTATAGCCCACATCTCTACCATATACTATTTCAGTGACATTAGGGACCAGCATTACTTCAAACTGTCCTTGATAGATAGGATCTAAATCTCTTTTAATAAATGATTTGACCTTTTCAAAGTCAAAAGGATTACTGTCATTCCATCCTTGACAATCACGCACCTGTATGATAACCTGTCCTGATTTTTCAATGGCACGCTCAAATAATGCGCGATGTCCGGTGTGCCAAGGTTGATATCTGCCAAGAAGCAAGGCAGTTTCTCGTTGCCAATCAAACCTGGGTCTGCGGCGGTTTTCCAAAATATGTGTACCTACAAATTCCACCCAACGTTCAGCATTTTGTTCAGTGATGCGAAAGTCGTACACATCAGGTGGTACAAATGCGCGATTGGTATCTTCGTATCGCCCTGAATCAATGGTGTCCATCCAAATGGTCCAGTCAGCTTTGAAGTTGTGGCGCATTTCTGGCAATGGAGCCACAAAGTCACAGATCACAAGGTCACCTGAGCACTTCATGGCAAACTCAAACATTCGTAAACTTTGCCGTATGCGCCCGTCCCTACTGAAATCCCAATCGTTGTATCTTTTTCGAACTTCGTCGGCATTGAACCAGTCGACAGAAACTTTCATTAATTTATGATCAGGAATTCCCTCATAATTTAACAATCTATCTGGATTTACTTTAACAATATCTCCATTGTCTTCAAGAAACTGTTTTAGGCGTTCAGCGAAGTAAGTTTTGCCAGAACCTGGCAGGCCCATGATAAGAATTCGTTGTGGAGTGTTCATACAATAATTTAGTTGTTTTTTTATTGCTTGGAAAAAATTTTAATAAAGTTCTATAAATTACAACAGTTTGCTATCAATTCAAACCCAGCCCGATGTGCTGGCTCAAGAGGATGCCAGGCTTTGCTGATTGGAAAATTGTGTTTTCGGCTAAATTCCAAAAAAGTTTGGCCTTCAAAATCTGTCATTGACTTTTGGATACTGTGTTGGAGATAACTCACAGCAGGCGTACAGTGCCACTGAGTTTCAAATATCAGTGGGTCCATGTAAGTCATGACAAATTTAGCATCAACTGCTGTCAACGCATCTAGCACAGTTTTGATGTGGATCAATGTGGTCAGCTTGTCTCGATACTGACTGTGTAAGTGTTTGTAATACAACTGTGCTTGATCTGAAGTGTCCACGGGCATCAATGTATTCCATTGATCATTGATAGGACTGTTGTAATCAAAACGGTCTATCCAAGACCACCCAATCACATACACCGCTGGCTCAATGTTTTGTAATTGATTGAGCACAGCTTCGGCTATTTGTAAATTGCCTGAGCCAGGCCTGGCATAACACTGATATTGATAGTCATGATGTTTGGCCAGCAATGCTGGCCATGTATGCTGACTTGGAGTGGGCACTTTGAGATTTATGCCATCATCTAGCAAATCACTGCCAAAAATAAAACTACATCCAAAACTTTTCAACAACATGCTGGTAATTAGCCAGCATTGCGCGAGGTTGGAAATTTAGTGGCCGAAGGGCGGTTGGGATTGTATTCGCGATTACAGGCTGGATTTATCATGCCCACTATTCGAGTTTCTATGTCAGACAGTTCTTGTTTGAAAGTAGGAGATCCAGGGTTGGGCCTGGGATAAAATCTCAGTGTGACGTCTTTTAAATCGTCTATGCCATAGCCAGCAGCAGCAAACTTTTGAGCAAACAGTTGCCAGTTACGCATTTGCTTGGCACTGGTACACTGGTCCAGCAGCTTTTGAATGTGTTTGTTCCAGCGCTCTGTGAAGTTGTCAGCAGCAGCAATGCCAACATAAAAGCATCCCCAGTCTGGGTGATGCCACACATAGATACCACTTTGTTTAGTTTCTGCGGGCCTGTCTCGACGCAATTGAATTGACAAACCACCCTGTGGACGCTGAGTCACTGTTTGAAAGATTGAGTAAAATGGGTATCTAACACTGCGACCCAGTCGTTCAATTTCAGCCAATTTCATCTGCCAGCTGCTGCCAAGGCAGCCCCGTTGTTGAAACTACGACTCCATGATGCTGATTGAATGCCGCCACGAGCCTTGCTCCAGGCATAGCCTGCTCTGTGTCCTGAACAGTCTTTGGTACAGGGCGATCCCAAAAATGTCAGTTCGTCTAACTGCTGCTGACCCTTGACACCTATCACCATGTACCGGCGATAAGCAGTTTCAGGATCTTGTAGTTTCATTGTACCTTGATACAGCACAGAGTCCAGGGGATATTGATCCAGGATATCTCGAGGATTGTGATAAACATTTTTGCTGTCTGCTTGGTCACGACCCTGTAACACAACCAATGTACCGTTGGGAATGTGCTCAAACCACCCACGATCCTTAATATCATTGAGGCTGGCATTGATTACCACACTTGGTCCTGTGAGTTGTCTGTAATCCAGTTGGTTGGCGTCAGCTTTCATGGTTTGAACATTGTTGATATTCATGGCCCGTGTTAGTTGTTGACTGCCCTTTAACCATTTGCGGTTGTTGTCAACGTTGATAATTTTGTCTACGGGTACCGCAGCACGATTCAATATCACAGACATGTTGCCCCACCAACTGCCCAGAACATATATCACAGGCACAGTGTCAACTTGATTGTCTGCCAGTATGTTTTTTAACTCCTGAGCCAGCCATAGCTTGCTGAACACTAGATCTGGCGTCCAACTGCCTTCAAAACTATAACCACTGCTTTCTTCTAGCTCGCGAAATTTCATACTCTTTCAATCCTAAGAATATTGTACTTACGGCTTCCGCACTGGTCTCTAAACATAGTGTTAATGGTTGTTTTTGGCAAGTCTAAATCTAAACGTGTACCTTCTTTTATTGACCCATCTTTATAGTATACTTTATAAATTGTTTTTGCCCAAACTTTGTTCTTATTCCAGGGTTGGCGCCCTTTTAACGATTCACTACGTTTTTGGTTTGCTACTTTTTGATTAATTTCTTTTTGCTCGTTTGTTACAGGAACATATTGATATGTTTTCATACCTTTATTCCACGGTTCTTTACCTTTACGTTGATAACTCCAAATACAACGTGTAGCATCTGAAGGAACCCATCCACTTTGTCCTTCGCCACCTGCAGTCATATTATATCCATTGGGCCCAAATGATTCGTACAATCTAATGTATTCTTTTTCTTTAGCATTAAGATCATCTAGATTATTGCAAGTATCTAGTATTTGCCAGTCAAAGGATTCAATTCCATATTTGGTGATTGCTCTATGAAAAGCAAATGTGCTTTTCTGTTTCACAGATGCAAAATGCCATGCTTGTCTTACTTCAAGAGATTTTTCAGTCTTACCAATGTAAGATTTTCCATTCACTTTATTAATGGCACAATATATCAGCATAGAAGTATTTATGCTTCACTTGAGAAACATGGGTTTACTCTTTATCGGTGATAGGACCACCTTCTACCCAGCCTGAACAAGTTCTTAGTGCGTTACATTTAAATTTTAAAAATCTACAGTAACCTAGTTTACCAGCTTCAATGATATCCCAATCATCCCCTTGACCAATACCTTGATCAATACAAGTCAAAGTTTTTTGTGTGATATCAAAAGCAGCACAGTTACCACATCGAGCAGACTTTGCCTCTTCAACATTGGTATTCCACTGGTCAGCAATTTCTTGCCAATACTCAGGATTATCTTTAGTGGGATTAAGTGGACCGTAGTGGTATTCATCTATGGCTTTTTGCCGATTTTTTAAATTAAGGTCAATGCTTTGAGTGGCAGGAGGACATCCTTTGGTCACTGCCTCAAGAATGTTGATTAAATCACGCATATTAGTTCTTTCTAATGTTATCAATCAGCATTTGGCCACCAATCACAGTGCCAAAAGTGGAGTCCCAACTGCCAGCCACAAACACAAACTTGTAGGCGCCTGTTATGGGCACAGTGTTGGTTTGTGTTGACCATGTGGTGCCCGATGAAGAATTCACACCAGCTGATCGCAGTAAATTCACATAAGCACCTGTGTCTTTTTCAACCATGTAAGCAAACAAATTGTACGCATCGGTGCCTGGCAAAGCTTTCCAATCAAAACTCACAGTATCACCAGAGGTAAAACTCACAAAAAAGTTACTGTAAATAGCAGGGCCATACATTGAAGCTCCAGAGTTGACTACTCCATTGATTAGATCACCCATATAAAGGTGCATGCTTTGAACTTCGCCCAGCGGTGGTTTGTCTACTGTGTCTAATGTGTACCTAAAATTAGGCAGTTGAACAACAGACGTGGCATCACCTGGTGAACCATATGGATTGGGCAATGGATTTACTGGAGTTGGAAATCCTGCCAATGTACTCAGCCCACCAAATCTAATTCTGGTAGCCGCCACAGTCCACCCAGTGATGCCTTGCTCAAATCCCAAATTAGGAAATTGTTCAACAGGCTCTTCAGGATCTGGCAGGGGCGGACTGGCATTGATAAACCAAAATCCCAGTCGTGAACTTCCTTGAGGCATTATGAATAGTCCACAGTGAGTGTGGCATAATAGTATGTGCCATCATAGAATATATTCAACATGTCAATTGCGCCCGAGTCTGTGGTCAGCGTCTGGAAGCCCGAAGCAAAAAGATAGGCAGTGTTGGCGTCCAGCAGTCTGTTGCCCACTCCGTCTTGGGTCAGTACCAACGTGATCCATTGCCCAGCAGCAATGTTGGCCACTGGCAGCAAAGTAATGTTACCAGTCAATGTAAATTTTTGAATTGACCCGTTGTTGCGGTTGGGTGTAACATTGCCTGTGGCATTGCCACCATTGTACACTGTTTCAGTAAAAGTGTTGGTCACAGTGGCATTGCCATTGGCAACAACTACGTTGATGCTGTTGCCTGCGTTGACATTCAAGATACCAGTATTGGTCACTGTGGCATTGCCGTTCCCTGTGCCTACAGAAATACCATTGCCAGCGTTGACATTCAAGATGCCAGTGTTGGTCACTGTGGCATTGCCATTGGTAGTGGAAACAGAGATACCATTGCCTGGACTCACAGCCAAGATACCTGTGTTGGTCACAGTTATAGCACCAGCTGAACCACTGACTGCTATCCCGTTGCCTGCTGATACACTGAGCACCCCACTGGCAGACCATGTAATGGTTTTTGTTCCAGCGTTGGAGTTCAAGGTAACACCTGAGCCGCCCACAAAAGTCACAGTGTCATTGTTGGCAGCAGCCCGCACTATGTTTGATCCTGTGACGTTAATTACACCAAATCCAATGCTATTAGGAGTTACAACCACTATATTGGCTTCCTGATTTAGGTTAACTGGCACAGCACCTTCTGTTACATTGATTGGCTCTGGTGCCGGCGGTGCCGGCAATGGAATTGGTCCATCCACTGGCTGCTCTGGCGCTGGAGCTGGCGGCGCTGGTATAGGTCTTGGCCCGGCGACTGGCACAGGTGGTGATGGCGGAGGCGGTGCTGGTACTGGAGCGGGCGAACGAATTATTGTCATTATAGTATTCCTGCGGCACTTTGTATGCTGCGAATCGCAGCATCGTTGTCATAGGTTGGTTTGACTGACAGTCCAGCTGCCACACGCATTTCGTTGAGATCACGTTCTTTGCGTTCTCTGTAATCGTGCGGACTCAGCGGCACCAACCGAGCAAATGTTTCTTGACTCCAGGGATAAGTTTTACCATCATAGTGTAACTCCCATTCATTGGGAGTGTATTCAGTGAGTGTGCTGAGATCATCCAGCATTTCTTCGAGCTGTCGGGGCAGACTGGATCTACGACGCAGTTCTACATAAACAAGATATCGATTGGGTTTGATCTCTCCAGGACTTTGATCAGCATCCATGACCCAATCATAGCCTTTTTCGAACCAATTCATGAGATCTTTGGCAGCATTTTTATCCCGCACAAAGAAACTGGCCACACAAATGTCATCGTCTTCGCCCATTTTGGCCGCAAATTCGTCCACGTGAATGGTAGGCTTCATTATGCCTTCAAGATCTTTGTAATTCAAACTTTCAGATAGCTGGCGGTACATTGGGCACTCCTGCTGCAGGTTGTGGAGCAAGCGAAGCCTGTGATTGCTGCGCCTGTTGGTTGTTTTGATTTTGTTCTTTGTCTAGATCAGTTTCGTAGGCTTGGTCCAGATCTTCAAGGTCAATTTCTTCATCTTCCAACTCAATTGATCCAGTACGAATGTCAGAGATCAAATTTTTTGGCATTACAATTTCCACCAGCCATACTTTTTTAGGCACTAGGCGAGCTTTGTGTGTGCCTGCTCGGTAATCACTGGGTGTGTCAATTTTGATTGGAATCATTATGGTAGTTTTTTTCCAATTGACTTCGCAGTCAAAAGGCAGCAAACGTCGAGCACCACGTGGATCAGGCATGAGATTTTTTGGCCACATAAACGTACAGCCCACTCGATATTTGCCAATCACTGGCCCTTGTACCAATTCGCCTTTGCTCCAGTTTTTAAACGCATAAAGATCCAACTCGTCC